GGAAACCTTCTGCGGGTGTAATGAATTTGCCAATCTTCTTGAGGAAAACTCCTTTCCCTTCGAGAATAGACTGAAGACAGAGGATTTTGTTTGAGGCGAGATCGATTTCGTCAAGGAGCAAGATTGCTCCACGTTGGAGTGCTTCAATGACTGGGCCATTGTGCCAAACGGTCTCGCCATTAACAAGACGGAAACCGCCAATAAGATCATCTTCATCTGTTTCTACCGTGATGTTGACCCGGATGAGTTCTCGACCCAGTTGAGCACATGCTTGTTCCACCGAGAAAGTCTTTCCGTTACCGGACAAACCTGTAATGAACGTTGGATAGAATACACGGGACTTAATAATTTTTTTAATATCGCTGAAATTGCCAAAGCTGACGAAGGAATCATCTTTACGGGGAATAAGGTTTTGTTCGATTGCAGGCATTGCTGCAGGAGCACTATATGATACTTCCAGTTCTTCTACAGTCTCTTTCGTTACTTCTAGATTCCACTTGCCACGACCAGTTTTATATTCAGTCAATTTATTAGTTACAGTCTGGTAGTTAAATTCATTCATCTGACAGAATGCTTTAATCTCTGCAGAAGTCACAGACTCTCCATAAGACTCGCGGAGACATTCGATGATGCTTTCTTTGGAAAGACCCATTGGTTGTTTTGTTTAACTGAAGTTATTATAAACGAAAAAGGGAGGTCTCAAACCTCCCGTGTGTCACTTATCGGATTGTCCATATTTATATCGCATGGCTCCAAGCAGATATGCCTGAGATAATGATTTAGGTCCATTGGTAAGAATCTCAATGACCTTAGGATCTTTCTCCGATGCCTTTGCAATCTCTCTCCAATTTTCTTTTGTCATGCTACTAGAGAAATAAATTCGCCAAGGACCTTCTTATTTAGTTTCTTAGTCTTAAGAGATTTGATGAATGCAGACTTGATCTTTGCTTTAGTTGCACCCTCATCAACATCAAACTCAGCATCCTGAGAGAGTGATGAAGCAGACATAGCAAAGTATGCATGATATCCAGAATTTTTGATCGTAAAACTACGAAGTTTTTTCCAGTCATTCTGAATTTTGCAGAGATCAACACCAGGAACAGTATACAGTTTCATAAAGTGATTTGCATCACGACCTTCAAGAACACGAATACCAACAAAGTTTACGGTGGGGAAGTTATCACGCAGATTCTGAAGCATAAGATCGGAGAATCCGTGCCATCCATAAGGAACTTGATAGGTGTTACCGGTCTTACGATCCCGGAGGAAAGTAACCCCACCAGACAATTGACGAACTCCCATGTATGGTTCACTCTCCCAGTGACGCTTCACTTCAACGTGACGGGAAAGATGGTTTGCTTCACCATCAGTCAGGACAATACACTGAACCTTTTGTAGTTTATTCTGCCTTTGAAACTGAGGAAGGATCTGATGAAGGCAGACAAATGCCTCATTCAAAGGAGTGCCGGACAGTCCTAGACGGGTAGGGACAGAATAAGGAGCTCCATAGTAATTAGAGAATGCTTTAGCAATTCTCCAAATATTAATCATTTGATTCTCAAGTTGCTTACCATTAGTCCTGCTGGTCAGCAAGTTCATCAAAGAAAAATGCTCACTCACAGCGAGGAGATTTTCTTTCTTTTCATATGAACAAGTAAAATCTGCCGGGTTGATCACATCACCTGTTTCATAATCATACTCAGGTTTCTTCCACTCATTTGTAAAAGCATATACCTCAAAAGGAATGGAAACTTTCTTACAGAACCAGATCAAATTGTAGAGTTGCTTGATAGTATCGAGCATAACCCTACTCATAGAACCACTCCAATCAAGAATAAAGATTAGACCGTGGTTCTTACCATCAGGAAGAATGGAGACTTTTTTGAAAAGATCTTCATTATACTTATAGGTGTGCAGTTTAGAAGTATCAAGAACACCAGTGCGAGCAGTTGTAGCACGAGCATAGGAATCTGCTGCCTTGCGACATTCAAACTCTTTCACCAGATAGTTAACTTCTTTTTGTGCGTTACGTTTGAACTTAACAAACTCTTCGTCAACTCTTTCAAAAATACTGACAGAACAATTATTCTTCTGATGATTAAACCAAGCATCAATATCTTTATGGATTTCATTGTTCTCAGCAATAATATACTTCAGATTAACCTTAGGAATCTCAACATATACATTCTCCATTGATTCTGAGTTTATAAGATCCTGTAAGTTTCCTTGGAGAGAATCTGCAGTTTGCACCTCAGGTTCATCACTCAGTGGTGCTTTAGCAACCTGATCACCCTGGTTAGTAATCTCTTGCTCTCCAGAGTCACCAGATCCTTCGCCAGGATTGTCATCTTGCTGAGTTACTGGAATATTTGCAGGTTCATTAGATTCCCCACCCATTTCACCAGGTGGCATTGGCATATCATCTACTTTCTCTTCTTCCTTCTCTTTTTTACAAAACTTATACAGAACCTCTGCTGCTAAAAGAACGTCATCAAAATCTTCACAACCTTCGATCATACGAATGATTGCCATTTCCTCTTCGGTGAATTTGAGATTTAAAAAATTACCGATCTTAAAGTATAGATTTGCACGATCAGCAAGATTAAAATCATCAACATCCCCGTTAGATATAGAGAAGAAGTCTTCGTCATTGAGCTCCCGATATCCGTTAAAAAACGTTTTGGCAAGTCCAGCATATTTCCGTTTCATCAATTTTTCAATTCTAGCATCCTCAACCACATTCACAAATTGGGGAGGGACAGCAACTTTCTCCAACCAATTCTCATCAGGAGTAAAGAGTGCGTGACCAACCTCATGTCCTACCAGTAGGTCATAGACGGTATTGCTTGCCCTCTCCCACATGGGAAGGGTAAGGACACGAGTGTGAACGTTGAAGCAAGCAGTTTCACAGTGTTTATTCTCAACAACCAGATCCTCAGTGGCAAGGAGTTTAGCAAGTTGAGATTTGATTTCGTGCTTGACTGCCATAGTGGTTTCTTTCTTATGACCCTATAATACTAAACCCCCCGCCGAAGCGGGGGGCACTTAGTGACAGTTCTCCTTGTGTCTACGGTCTAGTCTAAAACTGTTTTGCAAATTTGTTTACAGATGTGTTGGCTCTCATCACACTCGATTAGGCAGTTGTAATAATCGTTTAATGCGTCAGATTGTTCGTTAGCGTGTGTTATAGTCCTATCTAAATGATCCACGCTTTGTTTCCAACCGGCTAATTGATTGTGTGAGATGATGTTGTGCATGACTCTCTCCAATTACAATAAAATAACGAAACGTTTAGAGCATCCTGCTATCTCCAATTCTGCAAATATTTAGTCAGCGTATGCTAACTTCATGAAGTTTTTGTTAAATTTACATTTTTGATATGGAACTTTACATAAGTCAAACTGTGTCAAAAATATCTACTGTAGGGAACCATCCAATACTTTTAAGTCTTGTGATATCTGCTTTATTATCTAATCTTTCACCTGGAGTATGTTCAGTTACAGGAAGATGTCCCATACCCATCGCTTTTGCCAATGCCTTTACAGAAACTGATTTACCAGTGCCGATGGTAACAGGTCCAGTGATATCAGAATATGCCAGATAATGAATGGCACGACATACATCTTTTACATGAATCCAATCACGTTTATGGTTGGTGACATATTTTGCAGTTTTATCTTCAAGCATTCTATACATCATGTTTGGACGACTATCAGGACCATAGACTGTTGTAAACCTCATACCCACAGAATTAGGTGGAGCCATGACCTCATTGATCCATTTTGACATAGCATATGGATTTTCCCAGTAATCCTCTTCCACTGCGCTAGAAGAGGCATACAGAAGTCTTGTATTAGTCTCTCTACACCAATCAAATAACTTCTTTGCTTTGATCACATTATTTTCATAATAGAGTTTTGGTTCTTTCAAACTTTCTCTAATGTCAGCATAAGCCGCAAGATGAATGACAAGATCATAATCACCACCAGTGAAGTCCGCAATATCATCTGGATAGTCAATACCATCTACATTTACATATCCTAAAGTCTCTTGCCAATCAAGAAAGACATTGCGACCAATGAAACCATTATGACCTGTAACTAAAACTTTCATGATACCATCCTACTAAATCCTTTAACTTTTTCAAATTTCATCACATTGTCAAATCGATCTTCCAAACCAGTTTTGTGAGAGATGATGAAGATGTTTGCATCCTTCACAACATACTTGATAATTTTTAAAAATTCTTCTGTGCCAAATCCATCAAGTGAACTATCAAATACTTCATCCATGATCAATAGATTTGTATTGACAGAGTTCTTCATCCTTGCTACCTCTCTCCAGGTAAACAAGAGTGCCAAGTCAATTCTCATCTTCTCTCCCTCGCTGAAAGAAGCATAAGAAAAATCTTCGTGAATAGGAGACTTAACGGTTTCGCTGAACTCCTCATCGAGTGTGAAGTTAATATAGAAGTCCATCATCTGTAGATAACGGTTTACCTGCTGATTAATCAACGGCAAATACTTCTTGATAATTTTGGATTTTACTCCACCGTCTTTAAGTAAACTATACGAAAAATCGTAATAGCTGATCGTATCCTTCTTTGAAGATAACTCGTCGTATGTGGTTTTTAAACTATTCTTGAAGGTCTCTAACTTTTCATGTTCAGTATTTCTGTTTGCAAGTTGATCGGTAAGGTTTTGAACTTCCGTTTCCAGATCTCTGATTTGTCGTTGACATCCAGAAATCCTAGCATTGTTTTGAGAAATATCATTATTGAGTTTTGAGATCTCCTTTGATAGAGTAGTAAATTGACGCTCTCGCTCTTCTTCTCCTTTAATTGCCACCTCTAGTTCTTTATAACCAGATTGCAACTCTTTTGCTTTAATTTGAGCGTCATTAATTCTATTTATTCTGAGAGTCTCTTCAATCTCTTGATTGCAGGTAGGGCAGACCGTATTCTCTGTGAAGAACTTATGTTCTTTAGTAATAGTAGATACTTTCTGTGAAATCTTTCCTTTTAAATTACCAAGTTTGCGAAGTTTATCTGTGGCACCAGTGACATGTTCCTGCTCCTTAGTATAACCAAAAATACTTTCCTCTGTCACAGAATTTTGACGCATATACAAATCCGTTTCAGTAAGAAGTTCCGTTACTTTCTTCTTCTTACTTTCAATATTTTGTGCTGCTTGATTTTCTAACTCTTCAATAAAGTTCTCTTGCATTTGAACTTTATCAGTCAAAGATTCTTTCTTCAAGTCAAGAACTTTGATATCTTCTTTCACCATACGAATCTTATCTTTCAAGATGCCATTCATAGAAGAAAAGATTTTGATGTCAAGCAGATCTTCAATCACTTCTCTCCTACTATTTGCAGGCAGTTGCATGAAAGGAACAAAGGTGCTGCTACCCAAAATTACAATCTGGGTAAATGATTTATAGTTCATCTTTAGAACGTTTTGTTCTAACCACTTCTGCTGATCCAAAGCTGCAGCAAACTGATCCATCACACAACCATTTCTATGAATCTCAAACAAAGCAGGTTTGATTCCACGAATTACTTTCCAATTTGTATCACCAACGGTAAATTCTACTTCTACCTTACAATCCTTTTCATTTACAGAGTTAATGAGTTGAGGTTTGTTAATCTTACGAAAAGGTTTTCCAAACAAAGAAAATGTCAGGGCATCAAGCACTGTTGATTTTCCAGCACCATTCGTTCCAATAATCAAATTGGTAGAGTTTTCGTTAAGTGCAAATTCAGTATATTGATTACCCGTTGACAAAAAGTTTTTCCAACGAATCTTTTCAAACAAAATCATGACTGGCGTCTGGAGGAATTACAAGGTCGTTCTTTGTGATCACTGCATACTTATAATCATGCATCTCACATGTCTTAAGCATTATCTCGTCTTCTACTTCTATGATGTGCATATCGGGACTACCTTCCTCTTCTAACATCATAGCATATCTTGTCGCGTCGTCCTCTTCTTCAAACAAATATAAAATTTGATCTCCCTCATCATCTTTTACAGAATATGCCCCTTCTGTTTCTTTTCCATAGATCGTTAGGATATACATTATACAAGCTCACATGCTTCCTGATAGACTTCATTCATAATTTTTTGAATCAAAGATTTATCAAGAGGAACTTCTGCCTCTTCAATGTATCTATTCAGGATTGACATGGTGTCCTCAGATTCAACCAGATCAATTTCTTTATCATACCAACCACTAAAATCAAAGTTTTCAACAACTTTCAGTTCAGCAATACCCGATGAGTAAAGTTTATCTACAAACTTCTCAAAATTTTTGATATTGGTTTTTTTACGAACAACTACTTTTACAATTTTGTTTTCGTATTCTCTAGTATCAAACGTTTGATGTGGAGTGTCCTCATAGTAAATGTTATAGAACATTCTGTGAGGATTATTAATTGGAGTTCTTTCTAATGTATCTGTGTCAAAGATATGAAATCCCCGAGCATCATTCACATCACTCCAGAACATCTCATACGGATTTCCTAGGTACGAGATTTTGCCATTAGTCGATCTAGTGTGATAGTGACCGGAGAAGACATGACTGAACTTCTCAAATACTGAGCACTCCATACCATG